CAGGATGAGTTTGATACGATAATAAAATTAACAAACTTTAATAACAAAGGTAGTGAATTATTTCGTAGATGGTATGTGGACAGCAAATTATATTTTCATATTGTCTTAGACGACAATCCCAAAAAAGGAATTAAAGAATTAAGACCAATTGATCCTATTAAAATTAAAAAGATAAAGAAGGTAGAAAAAACTCCAGTAAGAAAAGGAAATCTTAGTTTTCCGATGGTCACAAATGTAGAAGAATATTATCTTTATGTTGATACAGACAAAAATTCATTATATCCAACAACTTCTGCTGGCCTTCAGATTGCATTAGATTCTATTTGTTATACTCATTCTGGTGTAATTGACTCAAGAACAAAAATGGTTGTTGGATATCTACAAAAAGCAATTAGACCTCTTAACATGCTTCGACAGATTGAAGATGCTGTGGTAATTTATAGAATGTCAAGAGCGCCAGAACGAAGAATATTTTATGTGGATGTGGGAAATCTTCCAAAACAAAAAGCAGAACAATATCTTCGTGATATTATGAATCGATATAGACAGAAAGTAACATATAACCCAACTACGGGTGAAATTGCAGATGATAGAAGTCATATGTCAATGCTGGAAGATTTTTGGCTCCCAAGAAGAGAAGGTGGTAGGGGAACAGAAATTACTACATTGGATGGTGGCCAAAACCTCGGAGAAATGGAAGATGTTGAATACTTTACAAAGAAACTATATCGTGCATTAGGTGTTCCAATTTCAAGATTAGAACCTGATAATGGATTTAATATGGGTCGGTCGGCAGAGATTTCCCGCGACGAAGTTAAGTTTTTTAAGTTCATTGACAGACTTCGCCAAAGATTTGCAGACTTGTTTTTAACTCTTTTAAGAACACAATTAATTACTAAAGGAATTATGAAACAAGAAGATTGGGATAAGATTTATCAGGATATATCCTTTTTGTTTAAAGCAGATTCGCATTTTACAGAATTAAAGAATGCAGAAATTATGAAGGATAGATTAGAGATGCTTCGAGATATGGATGAATATATTGGTAGATATTATTCCATTGAGTGGGTCAGAAAGAATTTATTAAAACAAACTGATAAGGAAATGAAAGAAATAGATGCCCAAATTAATAAAGAAAAACAAGAAGGTGATATAGAAGAAATTGAACCAGAGGAGGAAGAGTAAAATGACAGATAAAAAAGACTTAACCCCCATTATTCAATCGGTGGTTGACGGAGATCGAGATAAATTTGTTTCTTCGTTTGATGATTCTATTAAAAATAGAATTTCACAAAAACTTGCAGTAAAGCATTATGAAACATCTAAAAATATTCTTGATAAAGAAAATAAACCAACCGAGGAGAATTTTGTTTCTAAATTAGATTTTTTAGAATCTGAAAATCAAAAAGAAATAAAATTGAATGATGGTAATGTAATTATTATTAATGAAAAAGAGGCTAATAACCTTCTCAGACTTTACAAATCCCTAAATAATAATAACCAAGAGAGTATGTCGAATGATATATTCGAATCTAAAGACAACTATGAGCGGATCCTAGAATTATCAAAGGAAAATAATCATGTTAATTAGAGAATTATTAGGGTTAGTTAATAATAAAGAATTAGTAGAAGCAAAAGATCAAACTAATATTCTTCTTTCTAGTAAGATTGAAGAGGCTTTATTAGAACTGTATAAAGAATATGCCTTAGATTTATTTGAAACTCACAAGAAGGGACATAATGATAAAAAGGCTCCTGTAACAGATAAAGATAATGATTCTGAAGATGACTCTGGTGACACTCTTGATCCTGTAGGGAAGGGTGATGATGATATTGATAACGATGGTGATTCTGATAAGACTGATAAGTATTTAAAAAATCGTCGAAAGGTTATTTCGAAAGCGATTAAAAAAGAAGATAGAGAAATTCCAGAAATTATTAAAGTTGTAATAGAAGTTGCTCAGAAGAAGGCTAAGAAGACATATGGAGTAAATCCAGTAGGATATGCTTCAAAATCTCCAGAACAGAAATCCCGAACACAACAAATATACTATAAAAAGAAAGAGCGCGATGCTCGTGATAAAGAAAAAGAAAGAAAAGAAACAGAGAGAGAAAAAGAATCACGGGCCAGAGAAAGAAGATCACAGGCTGGAGCAGAAACTAGATGAAGTTAATTACCGAAATGACTGAAGATGTTCGACTCATTGCCGAGGATAATAAGGAAACTGGGCAAAAAGACTATTTTATTGAAGGTATCTTTATGCAATCTGAACAGAAAAATAGGAATGGTAGAGTATATCCTAATACAGTTCTTATGAATGAAGTAAAAAGATATAATAAAGAATATGTCAAAAAGAATCGTGCGATGGGAGAACTTAACCATCCTCAAGGACCAACCGTAAATCTTGATCGGGTATCTCATATCATCAAAGAACTTAAAGAAGATGGTGATGATGTTTATGGTAAAGCAAAAATTATGGATACCCCTATGGGAAAGATAGCAAAAAATCTTATTGATGAAGGTGCCAAACTTGGAGTATCTTCTAGAGGTATGGGGTCATTAAAAGAAAAAGATGGAGTAAACGAAGTGCAAAAAGACTTCATGTTGGCAGCAATAGATATTGTTGCTGATCCTTCTGCACCAAATGCATTTGTTAATGGTATTATGGAAGGTGCCGAATGGATATGGGATAATGGAGTTTTAAAACAAAAAACAATTGAAGATTATAAAGATTCAATTGAAAAGATGTCTACACGAGATTTGGAAGAAAACACAATAAAATTGTTTGGTGATTTTCTTTCAAAACTTTCAAATATATAAATATAGTGTTTAGTTAGTTTAGGCTTAAATAAGGGAGTAACTTTAAATGGAATACATAGATCCAGTCGAAACAGCAAGAAGAATTCTCGCAGGAGAGGATGTACCAACTATGAGTGAGGATACTCCTGATGAAATTCTAGATTCTATCGTTGAAGAAACTTCTGATGAAGAAGTTGAAGTCGAAGAAGTCGAAGAAGCAAAGAAAAATGTAAAACTTGCTTATAATAGCGAGGATGACGACGAAGACGAAGACGAAGATGAAGATGAAGAAGACGATGTTGAAGAAGGAAAAATGCCACCTTGGTTGAAGAAGAACGGCAAGAACGGCAAGAACGGCAAGAACGGCAAGAACGGCAATGATGATGACGATGATGAAGAAGAAGTTGATGAATCCGAAACCATTCTTGATGTTGATGATAACCAAGATGCTGAAGGTAAGAAAGCCACTCCTACTCCTAAAGGAAAGGATAAAGATTCTAAAAATAAGGCTACCATTAAAGCCAAGTCTTCGAAGGCTTCTGGTAAAGTTGAAACACCAAAAGAACATATTGATGTTTTATTCTCTGGTGAAGAACTTTCAGAAGAGTTTAAACTAAAAGCAACAACTATTTTTGAAGCCGCTATCAACGAAAGTGTTAGTTCGTTGGAAGACAGTTTACGAGAAGAATATGACACTGCATTAGCAGAGCATACAGAGAGAGTTTCTAATGAACTAGCAGAAAAACTAGATGATTATCTTTCTTATGTTGTTGAGCAGTGGATGTCTGAGAATGAACTCGCAATTGAAAGCGGAATCAAAAATGATATCACCGAAAACTTCCTAGTAGGTCTAAGAGATCTCTTTGAGAAGCATTATGTTGATCTTCCTGAAGATCGAGCAAATATTCTTGAAGCAATGGCACAAGAAGTCATTGATACGCAAGGTAAGTTAGAAGGTGAATTGGAAAATAATATTTCTCTCCGTAAGGAAATTTCTGAACTAAAATGTGACGAAATTGTTTCTGACGCATGTGAAGGTCTTGTAGATATTGACGCAGAAAAACTTAGATCTCTTGTAGAAGGTCTTGAGTTTGAAAGTGTTGATCAATATAAGGAAAAGGTTGCTCTCTTGAAGGAAAATTACTTTGATGGCGCAATTACCGAAACTGATAAGGAAGATGGAGAATCAACAGAAAACACACTATTAGACGATTCTAGTCCTATGAGTACATACAGTGCAGCATTAAGTAGAACTGCAAAGAATGCTAAAGAAAATAGGCTAGTCTAATTTTGGATTTTTATAACTATTAATAAAGAAAGATAAATATTCTTTTAGAAGAATAACAAGGAGAAAACAATGGACTTTCAAGGAAATACACCTTACGACACACTAGTTGAAAAGTGGAATCCCATTCTTAACCATAATGATATGCCAGACATTGAAGATGGTTATAAGAAGAAGGTTACTGCTGCTTTACTAGAAAATCAAGAACAGGCCCTAGCGGAACAGGGTCTTCAAGAAGCAATACCTGCAAATGCAATGGGTGGTGGTGGTTCACTTGCTTATGGTGACTCATCGGCTATCGCCAAAGGTGGCGTTGCAGCATACGACCCAATTCTAATCAGTCTTGTACGTCGTGCAATGCCTAACCTAATTGCATATGACATTGCTGGTGTTCAGCCAATGAACGCACCAACTGGACTCATCTTTGCACTCAAGGCAAACTTTGCTACTTCTGGTGCAAGAGGTGCCGAAGCATTATTCAATGAAGCAGGTAACTTTGGTGGTACTGGTGGTCAAACTGCTGCTGCTGATTCAGATCCATTCATTGCAGGTTACACCGCAGGTGATATCTCTCACCGCACAGGGATGACTAGACATGAAGCAGAACGACTTAACGCCACTACTGGTACAGCCTTCAGCGAGATGTCATTCACCATCGAGCGTACAGCAGTTACTGCTAAGACTCGTGCCCTCAAGGCTGAGTACACCACTGAACTCGCACAGGATCTCAAGGCTGTTCACGGTCTAGATGCTGAATCAGAACTCGCTAACATTCTTAGCACTGAGATTCTTTCTGAAATTAACCGTGAAGTTATCCGCACCATCTACGGTGTTGCTAAACTCGGTTCTCAGCAGAAGGATCTTAAGATTCAGACGGTCGGCCAGGGCGGTAACCCAGTGACTACGGGTGGTGTCTACGATATCGTGGCAGACTCAGATGGTCGATGGTCAGCAGAGCGTTGGAGAGGACTTATGTTCCAGATCGAGCGTGAATGCAACCAGATTGCAAAGCAGACTCGTAGAGGAAAGGGTAACTTTATCGTTACCGATTCGGATACAGCATCCGCACTCGCAATGGCTGGTTTCCTTAACATTTCACCTGCTCTTAACCAGAGTCTAAATATTGATGATACTGGTAACACCTTTGCTGGTCTACTCAATGGTAAGATTAAGGTCTACATTGATCCTTATTCTGAAGCAAATACAGATTCATATTCGCCTAACTGGGTAAATAACTTCTTCTGTGCTGGTTACAGAGGTAGTAACCCATACGATGCTGGACTCTTCTACTGCCCATACGTCCCACTACAGATGGTGCGTGCGGTTGGTGAAAACACCTTCCAGCCCAAGATCGGGTTTAAGACTCGTTACGGTATCGTCAGTAACCCATTCGTAACCACTAGTGGTGAGAATACTGGTACACCTGATGGTGAAACTCTAACAGTTAGAGTCAACCCATACTACCGTATCACTCGTGTACTTAACCTACATGGTGGATCCTGATTCTAAGTAGATAAAGAAGTAACTCCTTGAGTTTATTCAGGGGAGACTCGAAAGAGTCTCCCCTGTTTCTTTATAAATATAGTGTAATCAATAGGAGATGATTTATGTCAACAATTATTACACAGAGAGGGTATACTGGAGATGGTATTAGTATCCCCGATGCTTATCAAAGAGCAGACTATAGGCAACCACCAACAGACAATTACCTGTTGAATACTTCTTTTAGATTCATGTTAAATAGAACTCCAAATATGACATGGTTTTGTCAAAGAGTTGCTATTCCTGCTTTATCGTTCGGACAAATGGAACAACCCACACCTTTTGGTAGTAGATTACCAGTTGTGGGAACTCAATATGATTTCGAGGATTTAACAATTGATTTTATTATTGATGAAGAAATGAAAACATGGATAGAAATTTATGATTGGATGACAAATCTCAGTAATCCAAAAGGAGATAATAAAGAACACATTCCCTTCGAAGAACAAACAAGTGATGCAGAATTATTAATTTTATCAAGTGCATACAATCCAAAATATAGTGTTAGTTTTAAAAATATTTTCCCAGTAAGTTTAGGAGCAGTACAATTTGATTCTACCACAACTGAAACCGAGCCTGTAGTAAGTACTGCAACTTTTAAATATAGATTTTATGAGATAGAAACTATATCTTGACCCCCTTCTCTCGTATAGTATAATAGTAGAGTGCAGACTAGGAGAGTTTATATCATGCATTTAGATGAAATTAAAAAAATGATAGAACACGATTTGGTTATCGATAAAACCGAACTTGATTTAGAGTCATTAAAAACACCACAATTACATAACAAATATTTGATTTTCTTAATGGAAGAAAAATTACTACTTGCAAAACAAGAGGGTGATTTCAAACAACTTCGTAAAAGAAAATGGTTATATTACACAGGGAAAATGAGCCAAGAAGAATTAGACTATCATAATTATGAACCCTTCCAATTAAATGTTTTGAAA